TCCCGCCTCCAACGTCAAGATGCTGCTGCAAAACCTGGACTACCCAAAAGTCGAAGCCGAGGCCATCATGGGCGGCGCTATCGGCCATAGCTGGAAACTGGTCAATCTTCCCTTCCGCGAAGAGTACCCTGGCGGCCGGCAATGGAATCTCGATGCCGCACAGTTCAAGTACAAGCCCGCCGAGTTGGCCGACGACGAAGTTCCGCACCATCCCCACTGGGACATGATCTTCGACCACATCGGGCACGAACTCACGCCCGCGCTGCGGGAACTGCCTTGGACCGTTGAAGCGAAGATCAGGACCGGAGCCGACTACCTCCGTGCCTGGGTGGCCTGCGCCTTCCGCGATCCCTTCCAGCCGCTCCCTTACCTCTTCTTCTTCGGTCCCGAAGACAGCGGCAAGAGCATCTTCTACGAGGCCCTGCAACGGTTGGTGACGAAGGGCGTGGTCAAGGCCGAACGCTCGCTTACCAGCGAATTCAACTACGAGTTGGCGGGCGCGATCATCTGCGCGGTGGAGGAAGTGGACATCGCCAAGACGCCCGGCGCGCACGCCAAGATCAAGGAGTACGGCACGGGACGGACCATCCTGATCCGCAGGATGCGGCACGATTGCTACGCGCAGCCCAATACGACGGACTGGGTCCAAACCGCGAACAAACCCGAGAACTGCCCCGTTTTCCCCGGCGACACCCGCATCACCGCCATCTACGTCGGCGATCTGCTCGAAGAGCAGAAAATCGCCAAGCCGAAGATGGAAGCGTTCCTTGACCAGGAAGCCTCGCATTTCCTTCACACGCTCATGCACCTGGAACTGCCGCCCATGATTGACCGCCTGCGGCTGCCGGTGGTGACGACAGGCAGCAAGCTACAGGCCGAGGAGGACAATCGTACCTATCTGGAGGACTTCATCGCCAAATGCTGCGAACCGACGCCGGACAAGCACACCGCTTTCGGCGAGTTTTTCGACCGCTTTCAGCAATGGCTCCCGCCCAGCGAGAAACACATCTGGACGAAAAAGCGCGTCAGTATCGACTTGCCCGTGCGGCACAAGACGATCCCCGGCACCAACAACGTGAAGTTCGTGCCTCATCTGACTCTCAAACCGGCGGAAAGGGAGAAGCCATGACGCTTCGCGTTTACCGTTCCACCGGGTTGCTTTCGCGCTCGATCCTAAGAGCCACATTGGTCGCCGAAGTCGAAACCGACCAGTGGCCCGACGACGAGGCCGCCTTCGCGGACCAGTACGGCGGCGACATCATCGAACAAGCACCCTCTGACTTGAACCACGGAGACGATTATGAGTAAGTACGGTATGACGGACAGCGGCAAACGACAATGCTTCGGCCGAGGCATGGCGATCCGCGACACGGCGGACGAAAAGCCCCGTCCCGACCTGATCTCCCCGTTCGCCGAGGAGCGGCAAGGGCACTGGCTCCGCATGGGTGCGGCGAAATACGCCGAGCGGAATTGGGAGAAAGGGATGCCTTTCTCCCGCTGCGTGGCCTCGCTCAAGCGGCATGTGATGAAGTACCAGCAGGGCAAGCGGGACGAGGACCACTTGGCCGCGATCATGTTCAACGCAATGGCCTTGATCCATTATGAGGAAATGATCGAGCGCGGACTGCTGCCGGCCGAGTTGAACGACATGCCGAACTATGCGCCCGCCCAGACGAAGCCTGAATCCAAGCGGACGACCTACGAATTCCGCATGAAGGGTGGAAGGTTGAAAAGCGTCAAGGAAATCAAGCCTACCAAGAAGCAGAGGAAGAGCCGTGGCTGATTCCATCATTTACCCCGGCCTGGTCCACCTCAACGGCTGTCTCATGGCGGCCGTGGACCTGGAAACCACCGGCACTCGCCCCGGCTGGCACGAGATCATCCAGATCGCCGTAGTGCCGCTGGATTCAGACTTCCGGCCCCTGGCCGACGTGCGGCCGTTCTACACCCGCGTCAAGCCGAAGCACCCGGAGCGGGAGTCGGTTGGGGCGAAGCACAAGCACAAGATTCCCATGACGGAACTTCTGCTCCATGCCCCTGAATCCGAGCAAGTGGCCGACTGGCTCTGTGAGTGGGTCGAGGCGTTGAAGCTGCCCTTCAAGAAATGCCTGGTGCCGCTGGCCCACAATTGGGCCTTTGAGTCCAGCTTCTTGAAAGCGTGGCTAGGCGTGGAAATGGTGGACCTCCTGTTCCACAGCCATGCCCGCGACGGGATGCTCTACGCCGTCGCGCTTAACGACAAGGCGGCGTTTGCCGGCGAGCCAGTCCCGTTCCCCTACGTCGGCCTGGGGGCCATGTGCAAGAAGCTGGGCGTCGTCAACCACAATCCGCACGACGCCCTGGCCGACTGCATCGCCGAGGCGGAAGTCTATCACGCGCTTCTGCGGATGTTCTGAGGAGGCCGTCGATGGGACAAGTCTGGACGCGAGCCAAGTGGAACGAAGTCATCCAAGAGGTCAACGACCGCATCGAACAGTGTCAAGCCGGCGACCCGCTGCCCGAGGTGTCGGAGGGACATATCTGGTCCGTTGCGGACATCGTTGCGGTGCGCGACAAGCTGACGGAGATATGCGACAACGACTTCGAGTTCTCCGCAGAACTTCGGAAATGGAAGCAAGACATCATCGACGAACTTGACAACGCCATTGACGCATGTGACTGCGCCTGCAACGACGCTCGGGTTGCCGAGGTGCGCGCCCTCCACGGCAAGGCATCGTATGTCTATCATGCGGCCGGCTGGGGCGAATGGCACAAGGACGAGTGGAACGATGGCGAACGCTGGCATTTCCAGTGGACATACACGCATCACTACGACTACACGCCTTCGATTGGCGGTGGATACGGATGTTCGGGGATGAGCGGTGTCGGTCATGTGCTCTTTATGCACGTCGCATGGCTATACGAGCCTTGGGTAGGACCGCCGGAGCATTGTTCGCTCGAAGAAGACATCGGCTACATCTCAACCAACTGCAACGGTGCTGTCACCTCTGCGCCTTCCGGCACATACGTCCACGCTTTCCCAGTGGACTATCGACTGAGCTACGGCGGCCCCTCCTACGATGACACACGCTGGGACACGCAAGGCGCGGCGTGCTGCTGATCGGAGGAACGGCTGCAATGGGTTATCCTGCCTGCCCCTCGGCCTTCGATTCCGCGACCCCGACGGGGCGGATCGTTCACCGCGTCTGCCTTGCCCAGGACAAGCCAACGCATCGTCTTGCGGTATCGGCCCGAGCGTGCAAGCTGTGCCAGTCACCGCTCAAGAAATCCTGCGGCACGCAGGCCAACACGGTCGATACGACGACTTCCCCCGAGATTCCCAATCTCGCGCGACGGACGCTCTCGTATGCCGAAGCGCTCGTCGTGTGGACGGCCGCCGGTTGCCCCAAGCGTTCCGACAAGGAAGTCGAGCGGATATTTCACCAGCACTGCAAACTGTGCAACTGGTTTGACGCCCAGCGGCAAATCTGTCGGGGTTGCGGTTGTCCCGTCGCCGACAGCGGCTATGCCGTGCGAAACAAGATCAAGATGGCCACGGAACACTGCCCCCGCGATTTCTGGTGACACCCATGCCGTGCGATTGCCCCGAAGACCGGCCTCGCCCGACGCCCACCGGCGGCTGCAACTATCTTGTCTATTCCGGCGGCCCGATAGAGCGATTCTACCACCTCGTCGAACAAGCCATTCCCGAGGTGGAACTGGCCCACGGCCGTCCCACGGTCCACCCGGACGGCTCACTGGAATTCAGCGGACCACCCCCGACGCTTGCCGGCTACCGCCAAGAAGGCCAACGCCTCTATGCCGCCTGGCTGCCTTGCGCGATGCGGATGCTACGGGTCCAGGTCATTGACGGAGTGCTGGGCATCGCCGGCCTCTGCGGCACCCCCGAGGCCGAGCATTTTGGCCAAGAAGTCGCGCCGGAGCAGTGCCAAGACTGCCCCGTGCGCCGCGCCTATTGATAGAATTGGTGCGTGGCCATCCCCTGCCGATCCGCCTGCGTGGTGAGTAGCTTGTAGACCTTACAGTCGGAAAAGTCCACCAGCTTGCAGCGGGTGACGTGGACGCCGAATTGCCGTAACTCGCGGCGGGTTTCTTTCGTCAAGGTTTTCGTGAGTGATTCATCCCTGATCCCCGCCATGATCTCGTCATAGGTGTGCGTGGCAATCACGCGGACGACCGCCGATTGCGTCAGGTCGTTGATTGTGGTGTCCACGTCCCAATTCAGCTTGCCGATGGCCCGCACGGGATCGGGAATCTTGTAGACCACCAGTGTCTTCACGACCACCTTCTTGCCGTCTTTCGTGGCCATCACCTGGTCCGGGATGGCAAGCGTCTGACGAGCGGTGACAATCACCTCTATATCCGTCGTGAGCGGCCAATAGATGTGCAGCCCCGGCACCAGCAGTTTGACACACCTCCCGCGCACCCATCGGACGCCACCGTGAGTCGCCCGCACAATCACAATGCGAGGAAAGAATTGATAAAGGGCTTGGAACAACTGATTCAACCAAGCAAACGCGCTTTCCATAAAATGCCTCCTCGTGAAGAAGACAAATGCCCAGGTGGTTTTCCACCTGGGCATTTGCACAGACGCACTTGCCGCACTTGCCTGTTGTCTGTCTACTTGCCGCGATGGAAACCCTTGAGGGTCTTCGCCAGATTGATCTGGCGTCTCGTTGTCTCACTGATCCCTTTGGGCGGGTGCGCCATGAAGGCCGAGACCGACATGCCGGCCGCCTTCGCCTTGCGTGTCAGCGCGCCGGGATGCTGAATCGCGCCTTGAATCCACTTCTTTGCCATTGCACGGTTCCTTTCACATTGAAGGTCAATCTTGCAGGAAGGCGGTCCCCGCTCCGAACTTCTCCGTCTCTTCGTCGTACTCGAAATCGAACTCGTGCTCGCCGTCTTCCGTATCCACGAAAGACACATCCGTGCGGATGCCAAGGTATTCCTCTCCGAATTTCAACACATCGGTGAGCGGACGCCCCTCGGCGTTCTCCTCATCCGCCACCGTGGCCTCCCGGCTGATCGTCAAATCGCCGTCCTCGTTGATGCCGTGGAGGATCGACGAAAGATAGGCGACCTTCGTTTCGTTCGGGTCCGATGTGTCCAGAATCTTGGTCTTGTTTAGATCGACCGTAATCTCGGTCGCCGTCGTGGCGCGCGGCACGATGGCCGACGGACTCCGCCGGGGATACGTCCGCAGATTCAATCGCGGACGGGAGCCAGGTGAAAGATTGATGTAGGTCGCCGGGTCCACCACGGACTGAGCCGTGAAGCCGACATCGGTAGGCGTACTATCACCCCGGTCGCTTTGGGCCTTGAAGACGACATTGGGACCGCCCACGAAGATCACGCTGCCTTCGGGAATCGTGGACGTGTCGCCCACGGGCAGGCTGCCGGTCGCTCCCGCGCCGATGCCGCCGCCTCCGGCGTAGCCAGCCGCAATCTCATCGGCGGGCGGCCAGGTGTCCGACTCCGGCAGCGCCGCCGGCCAGAAGAACTTGTACTTCTCCATCCTGCCAGCCAGCACCGGCACCAGACACTCGAAGTCCACGCAGTTGTCCGCCGAGTTGTAGTTGGCCTTCTCGACCATCGCCAACACGGGGCCGCTCGCCACGTAGGGCTGGTCGAAGTCCAACGTCACGGCGTCGAAGGTCTCCAGGTTGAGCTTATTCAAGAAAGTCTTGAACTTGATCCGCTTCCAGGTGTTCGACTTGCGAATCAGCCAGAACGTCGCGCACTTATACGCGATGTCCGGCTGGTTGTAGATGTACCAGTCATACTCCCGCTCCTGGGTGCCGTACTTGGCGACGTTGTGCCGGAGGATGATGGTCTTCTCGGCCTTGTCCTTCGGCTGGTCCGACAGGTCGGCCCAACTCAGCCGCCAACGGACCTTCATTTTGGTCACGATGTCTTCCGTGCGGGTAAGCTCGACCTCGATGCCCCGCTCGGCGTCGATGTCGCTGACGGTAATCGTGCCGGCCGGCGTCGGTTCCTCCGGCAGATACTTCAAGTAGAAGACGCCGTTGTTGAGCCAGATGGCCGAGCGGGCTTGAAAAGCAATCTCCTCCAACGCCTGGAGCGTGTTCTTCCGATCCAGAATCGGGAAGTTCGAGGGAAAGGACGCCAGCTTCTCATGGACATGATCGAAGGATGCGTTGTCCCAGGCCAGGTCCGTATAATGCTGGATCAGGTGCTTGAGAATATCCACCGTGTTCGGGCCGACGTTCGAGTCGAACGTGACATAAAGGTCGTCGCCCCAGCCCTGGTCCGTGATGGACGAAAGGGGCGTGTTGACGACGATCTGCACGGCGGTCACGGAACCATAGCTCTTGGTTTCGACTTGATAGAGGTCAGTCGGCACGTCCACCAGCCGCCGCTCGCCGGTGAGTTGCTTGTACGCCTTCACCGCCAAGACCGTGCCGGGCACGATGGAGACGATGTAGGTGATCGGCTCGTCGCTGGAAATCTTCACCGACGCGCCAGGATCGGCCCAAAAGTGCTGGGCCACCGGCTCGGTGTCCATCTGGCTGACCGTGGCGTTGGTGTTGGTAATCACCACCCCCTGGTCGATGATCTTGTCGCCCTTGGGCCATCCATCGCCGCAGCCGTTGGGAACCTCGTCCTCGTAGTGGTAGTAGCTCACCTGCGTCGGCTCCAGGCAGACGGCCGGCTCCGTCGTCTTCTCGTCGTAGGCCGCTTCCGCCGTGGCATCGTTCGCCGGATGCTGGCGGCCGTCCACATAGAACCGATCCGCCTCGAAATGCCCAGTGAACAAGCCGCCGTTGATGTTGATGGTCAGAGTCCGCCCTTGGGGAAAATCCTCGCCGCCGAGGATACGAATGGGATTATCGCCCAATCCCTTGGCATTGGCTTCGTCGATCTGCTGTTGCCGGCGGGCCAGGGCGCAGGCCCGTTGCTTGCCGCGCCGAGCCACGGCGTCACTGATTTGGTCATCAATGGAGTCGATCTGCTGCTGAATCTGCTCCGCCTTTTGGGCGTCCACCGGCGCATGGAAGGAAGGTGCCCAACACTCCTTCACCTTCTTGAGGTGGTCCCGCTGAATCACCATCTGCAAGAGGCTCAACGTGTACTGGGAATCATCGGCACCATCCGACAGGCTGGCCCACAGGTCCATGCCGCTAAGGATGCCCGCGCCCGTAAGCGTCGTGCCCGTCACTGCCTTATTCACCTGGAGCGTCGGGCAATTAACCACCTGGCCAAAGATCATTGGCCATGCCTTGCCCACCATGTCCGCCGGCAAATAGGGAAACTGGCCCTCCTCGGCCGAAAAACCGATTTCCTTGTCTTCCAGTTGCGAGAGGATCGTGAACTGTACCGTCCGGTCCCGCTCGCTCCAACTGATCGGCGAACTGATCTTGCCGCTGAAGAGCAAAAACTTGTCGCTCAAGTCCAGGCCGGTAAAATACTGATAGACCCGGCAGGTCCGCTTATGAACGTCGTGAGCATCCATGATGGCCTTGATCGAGCCGTCCGTGTCGTCAAGCGTGACGGCAAGCGACTGTGACCCGCTACTGTTGCTCACGTTGACGACGTTATCCAGGTCGCCGACCTGGATGATCCGGCCGGGGATCGTTCCCACGGTGCGGTCGGCGTAGTGCGCGGTCGTTCCGGCCACCCAGTCCACCTCGATAATGGTGATGGGTTCATTGCCGTAGCGGTTCGCCAGTTTCGCCAACCCGGCTGCGGAGATGTTTCTCACTGCTCGACCCCCTCGAACTCCAGGTCGATCACCTGGGCCTCGCCTCGCGGCATCGGGTCGATTGCCGGCCCGGCCTTCTGCGGCGTGTCGAACTCGAATGGATTGTTGATGAAGTTGCCCACCCAGACCCGGCCGTTGTGGTCAACGACCCTCACCGGCGAAGCGAAGTAGGCGAACAGGAAAGCCCGCAGTTCAAGGGCCTTGTTCCGCATCAGCCGGAAGGTCCATCTCAACTTCCGGCGGTCGCCCTTGCGCTTGACGTAGGTGTAGCGCGTGCCGTCCATCGCCAACTTGCGGGTCACGGCCGCCGCCAAGCCCTCTTGATCGCTGAATAGCGGATTGGGCAAGAGCGTCGTGGTCTGCAAAAGCGGATAAGGGGCTGCAAGCGTGAACATGGGCCTCTCCTCGCCAGAGGTTATGCCGGAACCAACTCGCCCTCGAACTCGAAACTCGCCGAGAAGCGGTCTTTGCTGTCCTGCACCACCGGGTCGGTCGGCGTGGTAATCACGCCGGTCCAGTAGCGGTGCTCCCAGTCGTACACGCCGACTTCCTCGCCGAGGTGGGCGTCCAGGAAGGCGAGCAACTGCTGGGCCTGGTCGCTCGTGAGGCCGGAGAAGTTCAGCACGAGGGTCTGAGTCTTCGGCCACATCGGATCGGCGAAGACCACGAGCGTGCCGCCGCGCGTCTCCCGCAACACGCGATTGAACCCGAGCCGATCCTTGTTGCCGAACTCGGGGGAGCGGATCGTCACCGAATCCGTGACGGTGCCGGTGGCCGGATAGACCAACTGGAACGGGGCCGTGACGCCGGGGCGCGGGCCTTCCAGTTCAACGGGCGGAGGCGTCGGCGCATCCGGTGCCCCAGCCCCGACGAACGGATGGTAGCGCTGAAGGATACCGGCCGAGACCAGGTAGTAAGTCGCCGACTGGCGCAGATTCAGCGTCGAATCCGCGCCCCGCCGACTGCTCAGCGAAACGGCCGCCTCACCCGCCAACTCCAGCGCTGACCGGGCCGGCTTGCACTTATCGACCGTGGCGGTCTGCGTGAACGCCAGCCAGTGCCCCGCGTCCCCGGTCTTGTTCGGACGGACCTCGCCCAACAGTTCCAGGACGCTTTCAGCCGAGACGCTGATGGCGTTCGGCTTGATCTTGACGACCGAGGCCGACTGACCCAGAGGAATCGGCTGATGGACCGAAATCGGCAGCGGACGGCTCACGCTCGCGGCGTCTTGCAGGCCCTCGATCCGCTCGACCATCTCGTCAAGCTCGGGATCGTACTCCACCGTGACCGTCTGAACTGGAGTCTCTGCCGACAAGTACCACGGTCGGGCGGTTACTTCGGTCTGCACCAGCGCCAAAGGACTCTGGGCGGCCAGCTTCCGCACCACGGTGACGGTCGCCCAGTCCCATAGGTCGATCCAATCCCAGGCCCACCCTGTCCGCGCAACCGTGTTGGCCGCAACCGTTTCCAGACTGACCGCCGATTCGGCACTGACCAGCGTGGGGACGACATGAACGCACGTCGCCGAACTCGTCACGTCAAGAACGCTCGTGCCGGACGCAGCCGCGATATTGTTGCGCCCGGCCGCCACGGTCAAGCCAATCACGGACTCGGCCGCCACTTCAATGACGGCCGGCAAGACCCGCGCCGCCGCGACGGTCAAGCTGATCGCCGACTCGGCGCTGGCGGTGAGCAAGTTGTTCCGGCCCGCCGCATCGGCCAGAGCCAGCTCGCTCTCGGCCGCCACCGCCCGCGCAACGGCAAAGTCGGCCGCCACGTCGAGACTGATTGGAGACTCAGCCGCTCCGGCCAGCAGATTGTTGCGCCCGGCGGCATCGACCAGCGCCAGCACATTTTCGGCCGCCGCCGCCCGCGCGACCGTGAAGTCGGCCGCCACGTCCAGGACCAGCGTGGAGCCGGCCGCCGCATCAATAAGCTCTCCGCCGATGTTGGCCGCCGCATCCGTCAGCACCAGCGTGCTCCCAGCCGCCACGGCCCGTGCCACGGCGAAGTCGGCCGCTGCGTCCAAACTGATCGGGGATTCGGCCGTCCCGGTGAGCAGATTGTGGCGCCCGGCGGCATCCGCCAGCGTCAACGCGCTCTCGGCCGCCGCCGCCCGCGCAATCGTGAAGTCCGCCGCCACGTCCACGCTGATGGTGGATTCGGCGGTCCCGCTCAGAAGATTGTTACGGCCGGCGGTGTCCGACAAAACGAGTGTGCTGGAAGCGGCGCAGACTCGCGCGACGTTCGTAGCCGCCTCGGCCGACAGCGACAGGCCACTCTCGGCATCGGCATAGATGATGTTGGCCCCGCCGCCTCCCTCCTGCTCACCCAAGGCGGGCCGCATGTTGCCCAGGAGCGAACCCGCCGTGCCAAGCTGCCCGGTGCGGTCGCCCGTTTCCGGCCGCGCCTCTTCCGCACCAGCAAACGCCAATGCCGTGCCACCCAACGGGGAGTTTTGACCGCCCAACGCCCAGAACGGCGAGGCATGAGGAGCGAAGGTCGGTGCCGGATCGGCCGTCTGACCAATCGCCAGCACGCTTTCGGCCGAAAGGTGAATGACGCCCGCGCCAACCAGTCCGCCGAGGCCGGGGACCAGACCGCCCAGTTGCGCACCAAGCCGGCCCGTCTGCGTAGTGATCTCGGGCAATTCAGCGTCGGCACCGGCCAGCGCCAAGCCCATGTCACCCAGTTGGGAGTCCTGACCCCCCAAGACCCAAAGCGGCGAGGCATGAGGCGCGAAGGTCGGGGCGGGGTCCGCCGTCTGCGCAAGCGCCGCCACGCTCTCGGCGGAAAGATGAATGACGCTCGCGCCAATCACCCCGCCGAGGGCGAGAACCGTGTCTCCCAACTGCCCGCCGAGCCGGCCGCTTTCCGTCGTGACTGAGGGCGGCGATGGCTCAGCAGCGGCAAACGCCAGTTGCACGTTCGCCAGGAGGGAGTCAACTGTGCCGAGCTTGCCGGTCTGAGCCATTGCCTAGAACTCTTCCCAATGAACCAGAGAGAGCGCCACCTTTTCGGTGTTTTCGCGCGAATCAATGTAGACGCCGAACTGCGTGGGAGCGTTGTACTGATAGAACTGGAGGTCTTGCCACTTGATCCAATTCAGACCGTCCATCGAGAAGTAGTAGGTCTTGTTATCCCCAGACCAGTCGAACTTGAACCAAAACAAATTCTGAGGCGGAAAGGGCCGCCCACCGAAAGTCGGTTCATTCTCAACCGTCGTAAGCGAACTGAAATGAACATAATGCACGTATGATCCGTAGGTCGTCCCGTGATACAGTCCCCAGAGGGTGAAATCCTCGTCCACCGGATTCCGCATACAGAATCCGATTCTGGGACTATCTGAGGAAATCCCATTGAAGCTGAGTGCAGCAACGACTTTAGTTGCCCCGGAACTGAGCGGTCGCAAAAGAAGCCGATACTCTGAACCGTTAGAGTCAGCAGGGTCTTCCACAAGGACGGCGCTGCCCGTGAAAGTGGCGGTCGCAGTACCTTGATTCACCCAGGTCCAGCCGGTCTCGGGAGGCGCTTTCAATCGCCGGCACGGCCCGTACTTGTGCCAGGCGGAACCGTCGTCGTATTCCAGAAACAAGCCGTCCGTGGGCAGAAACAGCCGTCCTTTGACTCCGGCGGTCGGCTTGTTGGCGTACAGATCGGAAACAAACCGATTCGCCACGCGGGCCTCCAGACCGCCTCTGGTCAGAAGATGAATGACACTGGCACCGGCGGCGTGCGTGGCCGGCGTCGTGCCTTCCATGCCGCGAGCAATGGTGAATGTCGCGCCCGCCACGCCGGTGACAAGAAGAATCTCGCCGTCGATCTTGATGCGGAAGTTCCCGCTGGTCGGAAAGGCCGTTGCGTCGATGACGCTGCAACTTGTGGCCGTCGTCATGGTGATGGCCGCCGACAACGTGGTGACGGCCTGGTTGGAGAATCTCTCGGTCATCAGTATTGCCTCCAGTGCAG